AAGTGATTCAAACGATCAGATCGGAGGACTAACTGTAAGTAATGGTGCAGTTACTTTAAATGCTGGAGATTATTCTATAAATGGATGTGGAGAAGATCCTGCCAACTGTGCAAGTACATGGTCATTAACAGAATCATTCACAGCAGCAGATACGATTCCAAGCAGCAACAGCACTATTAGTGCTGGAACAGTTCCTAATTTTGGTAGTGTAATTTCAACTGTAGCTGGAAGTGGAGATGGTTTTGCTGGATCTATCACATCAGGTCATGGAATTACAGGATTACACGAGGGAGATTCTGGTTCTACTGTTACAGGTCAATTTGTAACGGAGCTAACTATAAGATGATTTATGAAAAAACTCTTATTGTTGCTTTTGTTGTATGCCATACCTGTTAAATCACAGCCTGTTGTCCCAAATTTTACAACTGGTACGATGTCCAGCACCACGAATACAACTACATCTATAAATGAGACTATCACTTCTACAGATTATCATGGTAATTCTTATGAGTATTCTGTTACTGGATTGGGAGTCACAACCGATGGATCAGTCGCTCCAAATACAACGAATGTTGATGGGACAGTAGGTGGACAAAGCTATACATGGACAGGTTTAGACTTATCAACAGAAAACAAACCAGTATTCAACCTAGCAAGTCCCAGTTCTGGCAACGCATTTCAATTTACGGAAACCTATCGTGGCCCTGGAGGGGTTTCAAACGTGACCACGATCCAAAGAAATATAGAGTCAACAAGCGTAGTCACAAGTACCTCAGTTTTCTCTCAATAATTCTGCTGTCTCCCACGCAGGTTTTAGCTAATGCTGTTTCACAGTCAAATAATGGCTCGGTAACCAATATGGCTATACAATCGCTCACTGGTAATATGACAACTAATCAATATGGTGGAAATATTGTTTGTCAGGGGCCGACCCTCACAATTAGCCCATTCACTACTTTCGGAGCAAATTATTTAAAACCTTATCGGGATTATTATGAGACACCTTTTTATGATCCAACAGATGCGGATGATGATGGTGTTCCAGACAATCCAGGTAAGGTTCTTTTCAATCAAAAAAATTATTCAGGAACAAATAAAGACAGTTATGCTTTGAATTTTGGAATTTCTGCAAGTTTTAGTATTCCATTAGATCGTGGATTGCAGAATCAATGTAAATCTGCTGCTGATACGCAGATTTCTATACAAAAACAAGTGTTGGAAAATAAACGATTAGACTGGCAAATCGCAAGAATCCGTGAATGTGGCAAATTGAAACAGGAGGGAATAATGCTGACTACCGATAGTCCATTTTTTAATATCTGTAAGGATGTTTATTTAGTGCCAAAGGCTAATCAAGTATTACCTCACACTCATAAAATATTAAAAGAAAAGTAGATAGGAAAACAATGAAAAACCTACCTACTCAGACCACCATTTTTATTTAGCCATTTTTTTTCTTTGAAGTCAATTTTTTAAATATATTCTTAACTAATGGCTTGACGATATTAAGTAAAAGTGGAGAACTGGCAGCGACCAAGCCAATAACAGCAGTAGATACAATGCTAGAAACTTCTGGAATGTACCTATCTGGAAAAAACGGGACTGCCTCATAAAGTGTTATACATTCAATCCCATCATCCCCTCTTTCATGGCCAATGACACGCTCTAATCTTTTTTCGTTACGAAAATCCCCAACCCTTTGATTATTTTTGCCAGGACAGGGTTCTAGTTTTATCGTTTCTTTTTCTTTTGGAATATCAGGTATTTCAGGTTGTTTTGCTTCTGGAATATTAGGTGTACTTGGAGGGCTTTCTTGTTTTTGCTCTACAATTTCTATCCTTTTGCGATCATAGTTTATTGGAACATAAGAAGGTATTTTGCCTTCAGGGCAACTATAAAACGCTCCATTTACGTCATCTTCAATAATCTGTGTATTTTTTACTGAAGCATCTCTATGGGTTTTGACACATCCAGGAAGATCTATGTTTGGTAGAGGTACATTTAAAACAGGTAAAGGAGTGGAGATATAAGTGTTTACATTTATCTGTGGGATTTCAGGTATTGTGATCTCAGGTATCTCCATCTTTTATATCTCCTATAGAAATAGACCAGCCATCTTCTCCAAACTTACCTTTTTCAATAATTTTAGGTTTTGTCATTTTTGCATCCATATCATCATGATATTTTTTTATCTCATCATCTAATTCAAATTGTAGTTTTTTTATTCTTATCCAAGCCACAAGTTTATCAATATAATATTTAATTAATTTTTTAAAAAATCCAAAAATCATAGACCAATTTTCTTTGACGGTATTGGTAAAGATGGCCCTGTAAGGTCTGGAAGGTTACTATCTAACATTTTTGGCAAAAGTTTTTGCACATCAGCTAATATCAAATTCATAATTTTATTTTGAAACTGAGGAGACTGAACATATTTGTATGTAAAAAAACCACCGCCCAAGATTCCCAGAACTAAGACTGTAGATAAAATAGAAAGATAATTACAAATTTTTTGAAACATATGATTAAAGAAGTAGTTAATAAAATGGTAGCGCCACTCACTCTGATGGTGCTGTTGCTTCTTGTGGGATTGATGCCTTTGTATCTGATGGCTGGTTTGCTTCGGATGTCTCTTGAATCTCAAGAATCTGCTGTTCCAAAATCTTCATCGCTCCGTTAATTTCATGCAAAGCAATAGTTAGGTTCTGCCTTTCAACAGCTAGTTGTTGTAATCTTTCTTGTAAGTTCATAATTTAGTAGAGTTTTTTACCAGCAACAATAGCAGCATCAATAGATGTAAAGTCCTCTGATGTCCAAATCGAAGTTGTTTCATCTAGTTTTTTATAAGCTTTAATAATTTCAAGATGCTCTACATTACGCTTGATCTTGTCTTTAAATTCATCATCAGTTTCATATGATGCTTGAGCAGTACCGATAACAGTTACGCTATCACCAGCAGCAGAAAAGATTGCTGCGATTTCATCTGCGGTTCTTTCTTCCATGATAAAAAATTAGGTTACTTTTAGTTTACCCTGCTTCGAGGGCTGTGACTTTTGCGGATAATTCTTTTATTGCATTAACAAGTATTGGTACGAGTCTTTCATATTTCATTCCATAACTCATTCCGTCTTCAGTTAAATTACAAACTAACATATTATCTTTTGTATCTCCAAATCCATTAGACTTTTCAACTTCTAAGGCTTCCTGTGCTAAAAATCCAATATGTAATCTATCTCTTTTCTTTGATCCGTCAGGTGTTCCAAAAGGTTCTGCTTCTGTTCCATACCATGTTCTTCTATCCCATCTATAAGTAACAGGTCTTAGTGCTTCAATCCAAGCTAATCCAATATTGAAACTAGTTACATCTGTTTTATCTCTTGAATCAGAGGAAGAAATAGATGTATCAGCACAAAATAAATCTGTTGTACTATTATTACCAAGACAAATTTGATTACTACCTGTTGTTATATTTCCTGATGGACTTGCTGATCTTCCAGCACTTTCTCCAATTCCTATATTATTGTTTCCTGTTGTTACACTTTGTAGTGCATCAGTTCCACAACCCGTATTATTATCTCCTGTTGTAACTGCAATACAAGCACTAACACCTACGGCTACGTTAGAAAATCCAGTTGTGTTTGTTACTAAAGCATCTGTACCCACAGCAGTGTTGTTTGAAGCTGAGGTATTACTTGCCAAAGCACCTTTACCGCAAGCAGTGTTATTAGCTCCAGTTGTGTTTGCTTGTAATGAGTTAGTGCCTAGTCCAGTATTGCTATCAGCAGTAGTGTTTGCACTCAAAGAAACATATCCAATAGCAACATTATTACTTCCCGAAGTATTTGCATCTAAAGCATTAGCACCAAGAGCTACGTTTGAGTGTCCAGTTGTGTTTGCTATTAACGCATCACTTCCAACGGCTGTATTGTTTGAAGCTGTTGTGTTTGCAAATAACGCCCCATAACCTACAGCAGTATTATTTTCTCCAGTACTGTTTGTTCCTAAAGTGTAAGTTCCAAGACCAGAGTTTTTTTGACCTGTAGTAGTTGCAGTTAAAGCTTGAAAACCTATAGCAGTGTTGTTATTAGCTGTAGTATTAGCGTCTAAAGAATTAGCTCCAACAGCTACATTAGAGTGTCCAGTTGTGTTTGCTCCTAAAGCATCACTACCCACAGCAGTATTGTTATTAGCAGTAGTATTTGCATCTAAAGCATTTGCTCCAACTGCGGTATTGTCAGTTCCAGTGCTGTTATCTGCTAAAGTTCTATGCCCAAATCCACTATTTTCAGACCCTGTTGTATTTGCAGTAAGTGAGTTCATACCACAAGCTACATTATTATTTGCAGTTGTATTAGCATCTAATGCGTTAACACCAATCGCTACGTTTTGAGTTCCAGTTGTGTTTGATAATAAACTGTTATAACCTACCGCAACATTGTTAGATGCCGTTGTATTACTACTTAAAGATTGATAACCAATGGCTGAATTATTTCCTCCTGTGGTGTTTGCCGATAATGTATTTCTTCCTATCGCAGTGTTATTTCCTCCTGTAGTATTAGCTCCTAGACAGGTTTGACCCACCGCAGTGTTATTTCCTCCTGTGGTGTTAGCATCTAAAGCTGTACTTCCCACGGCAGTGTTTTGAGTTCCAGTTGTGTTTGCTCCTAGTGCGTCAGTACCTACAGCCGTGTTGTTACTTGCAGTTGTATTAGCATCCAAAGCTAAACTTCCTACAGCCGTATTTTGTGTTCCAGTTGTGTTTGCTCCTAAAGCATTGTACCCAACACCTGTATTGTTATTAGCAGTTGTATTCCCTGATAAAGCTGCATGACCAATACCTGTATTTTGAGCCCCTGTAGTATTAGCACCTAATGATCCGTAACCTAAAGCCGAGTTTTTAGTTGCAGTTGTATTAGCATCTAAAGCAAGAGATCCTACGGCAGTATTTTCTGCTCCAGTTGTGTTTGATGCCAAGGCAGACCTTCCCACTCCAACATTATTATCACAAGTTGTTGCTGCTGCTAGTACGTTTTGACCAATAGCAGTATTTTGAGATCCAGTTGTTAAGACATTTAATGAATTTTGCCCTACAACAACATTTAAAGTTCCAGTTGTTATTGCAGCACCAGCATTACGACCTACTGCGGTATTAGCTGCCCCTGATGTTAAAGCAGTTAAAGCACCTGAACCAATAGCAGTATTAAAATCACCAGAAACAGAAGCATCTAAAGCATTTAGACCTAAAACAGTATTTTCAGCAACAGAGTTTGCACCTTTACCTATATTCACTGAGTTTATTGTTCCATCAACAGCAAAAGCTGGCCCACCAGCAAGAGTAAATAAATTTATATGAGCATTATTTGATGTATTTCTAAGCTGCATAATACTTGATGTTGTATTAGCAAAAAATTGACTTGCGTAGTTTGTAGATGGTGCTGATGATCCAGAATTATTACTTGAAATTGCTAGTAATGCGTTATTAATATCAGCTCTGACGTTTGCCCCAGTGGAGTTATCTATAACGTAATCGTGTTGAGCCATTGTCTAACCTATTTTTTTATCTAAGTATATCCTACTTTAAAATTAACTACCACGCCCAAAACCTACGGCAGTATAACTAAATGTTTTATCCTGGACAGCATTACCAGCATTAAGAAACTTAATATTAAAACCAGTACCTGAAATACTTGTAATTTCAAACCTGTCTGTTCCACCAAGATCATTAGCTGTAATACCAATACTTGGTAATTGAGTGCCTGCCCCGACACTTGTACCAGCCTGCCCTGTAAAGAATGTCTGATCAAATGTAATATCAAGGCCAGATGATGATGTACCTGAAGATATATTTGATCTCTGCTCTGTTCTTCTTTCCAGTTCTGCTGTATAACCTAATTGATCTATTTCTATTGATTGTGCTGGGTCATCTGAATCCATTTCGCATCTGAATTTAAACCCACGACCTACATAAGTACCGTTTACAAAAGGATTGAATCTTGAAAAGTTTGCTCCATAAGTACAAGATGTACCACTTGATATTGTTGCACTTGTTGAAGAGGTAACTGTAAATGTCGAAGAACTAGGAACAGAAACAATTTCATAATTACCATCTGTTGCAGACCCAGCAGTAAAGTCAATAACAACAAAATCACCAACAGAATATCCATGAGAACTCTTTGTAATTGTTATGGTCGTACCACTCTGTTCGTAAGTGGCTGAAACTGATAAATCAGGATCTAAATCTGTCGTGGCCACGAGGAGAGAAGCACCGACATTAAATGCGGTGGCAGCATCGAAATCTGTCCAATTGTCGATATTAGCTGTTCTTCTGTCAATCAAATCATTTGGATAAAAACCCTGCGTTACAAAATGTCTGCGTAATCTTAATGGTTGCTTGCCACCTAAATCCAAAGTATTTGCAAATTCATATGACCCACCAGTTATATCGACAGCACCGATAAAATCAAAATCTGCAATACTATCAAAATCTGATTCATCATCCAGTGTTACAAGTGAACCAAGAACAAGACCGTTAACATCATCTGAGAAAAAACAATCTACTTTTGCACCGCCAAAGGGTGGCGAATCTGTATCTTCTCTATCTGTAAAAACTGTTAATTTTGGTAAAGGGTCAGGACTTGTAACTAAAACTGATGTCTCACCAGAACTTAGCCTGCCACCATCATCTCTGAATTTTAAAATATATTCTCCCTCTACAATATTCGGCACAATCGTTTCACTGATACTACCTGGAAGGGCAGGGATCACGTCAACGGCATTTGTAAAAGTACCAGTACCATCAGTGAGATTTGACGATCTGACCACCACGTTTCCACCATGAATCACATCAACGTCTGTTGATTTATCAAAACGCAACCTCACAAATTGATCTGATATCGGTTCAATACGTAAGTTCTGCACATCTGCTGGCAGGGCTGTTTTACCGACAGTTGTAAAAGTAGTTTCTGCTGGGTTCGTGCTTGGTTTTCCTAATGCGTTATAACTAAATACTCTGACCTCATAAGTACCATTTAAAGTTTCAAAAATTGTGAAATCAGGTCTTGTAATTCTTTCTGATATAAAGTTTTCATTTTGGAATCTATATTGCACCATGTATTCAGTAACACCAGTTACAGGTTGCCATTGGATAAATAATTTACTTACAGCCCTGTTGTTCAATACCACTATTTGTTCTGTTCCCTGTAAGCTGCTTGGCGGTGGTTTAATTGCAGTTAGGGTTGTTATTGATCTTGATGGTAATGCTGTCCCATCTTCTACAAAAGCATATTTATTTGGATTATGAACGACAGCAACAATTTCATAATTTAAAAGGTCTTTTTCTGTAACAGATATAACCCTAAATGTTTGTAATTCAACAGATGTATTTTCTATTACCCAAACACTGTTTGTTTGTGGCACTGAGCTAAAGGCAGAATCTACAGTTATGGTTGCATTTGTAATGTCACTTATTGTCTTAGTTTCCAAACTGCCGTCAGATAAAATAACAGATAATGTTGCTGAACCTGATGTTACTAAATCTGTATTGTTTTGATCATCAACAATAATTTGTGTTGTTGATACACCTGTTTTGACACGACCACCTCTTCTAACCCCTGCCCTCATAGGGTCTGCAATATTGATAACAGTACCAACTCTTACAATTGTTCCACTTTCTAATGATGCTGTGAATGTAACTGTTTCGGCTTCATTATTTTGAGTATATAAATACCAGCGGCCAAGTCTTGCAGCTTGCCCTCTGGAAGTTGTAGCAAATCCTCTTAGATTGCGAACAACAACACCATATTTAGCTTGTAAAGCTGTATCTTCTACAGTTTCATAATCTATCTCAGCAGTTTCATTGTCAAAATAAGAAACATTAACAACAGTAACTTTTGTGTCTTTACTTGCACTTGAATAGGCAAACCCAGATTCAGATATGTTGCTCAGATTATAAATATAGCTTGCATCTGTAGGTTTATCACAACTTATGTTTATTGCCCCTACTGAATAAAAAGGCATTGCTCTCATAACAGAAGCAAGATTGTTTATGGTATCGTATGCAGCCCTTTGAGAATTTAGAACCACATTACAAGAAAATCTAGCCTCCGTACCACCATCCCCATCATCTACCTGCTCACTTGCATATTGACTAGCAGAGAAAAAACTAAAAACATCTAATGATGATTCTGCAATATGATCTCCAAAACCTTTTGACGTAGTTAATAAGTCATACAAAACCCACGCTGGGTCATTTGAATATTCCTTGTCGGATTTAAAAGTCCCATTAAAAGTCCCAGAATATTCTATTGATCCATCAGCCCTAACAGTTCCATTATGAGGAATTTTTATCTTTGTTCCTCTGATCCTATACATACGCTGGGGTTGATTTGGGAAGGTTGCAGCATCAAAACGTAAAGCAACATGAGCAAAATTTGCATAGGCTCTTGATTCGTTAATTATTTCTGTAAAAGATGACCATTGAAAACTATTTTGAAGAGTTGTTTCTGTGCTGTCTGCTGTTGTTCTATTTACTCGGATAGTGACAGGAAAGCTAGTACCAGATGGCAAATTTATTTTATAATCCCTAAAATATGTACTTGCGGTCCTACCTTTTACAGTGTCAGTTATAACAGTTGTTGTAGTACCATCATTTTCTATTGTTTGAATTGTAAGGGCAACTTCAGCACCATTAATATCTCCATTGTCTTCAAATTTTTGTAATGTAGGAAAACCAATAGTTACTCTAACAGCATCAATGTTTGTGTTTGTTATTGATCTTGAAACTGGTGTGGATTGTGTAACAGTTACACCAACGCTAGTTTCTGATTCAGTTTCTGTTATGCCTGGAATAGCTGTTTGGTCTGAAGTTCCAAATCTAGGTTCAAAAGTAATATTAGGAAAGTTAAAATCTTCATCACTTGGACTTGTCCCAGCCGCTTGTTGTAATACCTGAGTATTATTTAGAAATACGTCTTTAAGGCTACTTGTGTTGTATTCAGTTGAACCTTTACTTCCTGTCGCACTTGGAAAGCCTTCTATCTCGCCAGACCCTAACAACTCAACTAGAGTTTGAAATTGAACAGATTGAAGTGCATCTTTTGGTAAATCAGGAAAATTCTCTGGAAACATTTTCTCCAGAAAACCTTGTTTAATTAAAGATCCAAAAAAAGGCATTAGGTTGTTCCCTCCTTTTGTACAGTATCAATACCAGAACTTATAACAACAGTTCCAGTAAAAACCTCTCCATAAATTATAGGTATTGGAACACCAGCCCTTGTTACATTTTGAATAGACCCAAAACCAAATGATTGAAAGGTTGGATCATTTTGAGAAAAGCTATCAGCCATGACACCACTCGGAGTTTCTGGTTGCGGCATCAATAATTGTGTGGCTTCATTTATTAACATACTTGTACCAATAGCGGTAAAAACAGGCGCAACCATTGATCCAATAGTTAAACCTGCAATAGTAGCTCCACTTCCTAAAGCTGTAAACAAACCTCCCACAACAACTCCTTTAGAACCAATTGCTACTGGAATTATTTGTATATCTTCATCACTTTGTAAACCTAACAAATCCTCTGTAATTTCCATATCACCCATTTTTATCTTATAAAACTGATTCATCATATGATTTTCTACTTCTGGAAAGTTTGCAACCAAAAAGTGAAAAGCTTGTTTAGGACTTGAAACAGCCGCTTCAAAATATGATTGCCCTAAAAACTTTCTTAGTCTTCCGTAAACTTTAATTTTTTTAAGCTTCATATCTATAAACCTTTTTTGTAGCTTCTATATATCTTAAATCATATAATTCTCTACAACTCAACTGTCTAATGTTGTGATGCAATATTGTTTGATCGCCAATATATAAGGCAACATGGTTTAATTTTTTATCTGGTCCTTGCATCAGTAAAACATCATTATTAATAATATTATCTTTAGAAACTTCTTTAAAACCAGAACCAGTTAAAACTTTTTCAAAATATGGATTTTCGCAGAAAGTTTTTATACTTTTAGGTCTTTCCCAAAATTTTAAATTTATTTGTTTTTTGTTTAAAAAATAATCTGTGATCAAACTCCAACAATCATGCTTACCCCAGATCCATGTACGACCATATAACCCAGATGTGTAGCCTGAAGGTTCAAAATCTACCCAGTTTTTTTGCTCAACACTATAGATATAAAAAGGCAACCCAAGATGCTCACAAGATGCCTTATCAGCTTCAGAGGGCAAAGCAGAACCATAAGCGTGAGAGTGTATTATCCCAATCAATTCTCCTTGATCTTCACAATCTGCCCAGTTATCAGGATCTATTACAAAAAACTCATCTGGTGACTCTGAAAGATTTTCACAAGGCCAAAAAGTCTCTTTGCCTTTGATTATAGCTAGCAAACCACAAGACTCTTTAGGAGCTTGTTTGTTAGCATGAATTTCAGCTTGTTCTTTCCAGTTCATGCGTTTACAAAAGTACCGACAGAAGGAAAATCTTTTCTTGTCACCTGTAATTTAGGACAACGAATATTATTCAAATCAAGAACACTAGCCAACTCAAACTGTACAACTTCTCTATTTTCTACAACTTTTCTATCAATAAAATAAATTTCTTGAGGCAATTCTGTAGAACTTGATGGAGTGCCGAATGGGTTTTGATTTGATGGAAAGTTAGCAGCATCTAAAAACTGTGCCATTGTTCTATGTCTTATAAATTTTGCTCCCTGTAGATCATTGAATGGTGTCGTAGCATTTGCTGTTGCCATCAATGCAGTTATAGTTCCAAGAATATTTGAGACTGTCAGAGTTGGTCTTGGTAGTGTTCCTTTGCCTGTGTACTCAAAACCTTCAGCAATAACTGGAAACTTATCATATGTATTTCCCTGCCATATTATTGAAGCGTTACTGTTCATGCCCACACCAGAATGAAAGCGGCTTACATTAGTTGAGCCATGCAATGCAGAAACGAGAGTTATTGAATACAACTCAATTATTGATTTATTTGATAATGATTGAAGTTCTGCGGTAGGGATTGCCATTTATGGTTCAAACACCTCCTCAAATGATGTTGTGATAACAGCCCTGTTGTTATATGGAATTTGTTTTGACCAAGATTTACAGATAAATTTACCAGTGCCAGATAAAGTTACAGAAACATTCCCTGAGTTTGTTGCACTTGCAGCAGCCGTAACAGTAAAAGTATTATCATCAGCCGTTGTGACCACTGCAAAATCACCATCGGTTGCAGACCCAGATGTGTAATCAATCGTTACAACATCACCGATTGCCAAACCATGATTTGTAATGGTTATGGTCACAGTTGTAGATGATGACTGCGAATAAGTGCCTGTTTTTGTGAAGCCTTCCCCTGGTGGTGTGAAATCAAAACTTGCCTGGTCGTTTACCCTACTTCTAAGAAAAGCCTCAATAATATCTGATTGCTCTTCAGACACTACAAAAGTTAGATTATATACTTTAGGGTCTTGAGTCAAGGGCAAGCCAAATAAAGCTCTAAACTGATATCCATCACCTAAAGCTGTTGTCCTAACCTTTGGTGAGCTTGATTTTGTAAAACCAGAATATGTTGGTTGGATTGATGGAAATGTTGCCATTATTTACTTAATAAACCCCCAGCACGTTTTTCTTTTATTAGTTCAGATCTTATCGCAACTGCAATAACATTGCCTAATGCGTTTGCATCAGCAGTGTTTCCAGATACTGAAGAACCAGAGGCATTTACTGACACGTTAACAATATTAGTTATACCACCGCCACCAATTTTGCCGTTTGGCATGATTGTACCAGCTACAGAAGGAACAAATAACTCAGGTCCACGCTCTCCAACAATTGATGCTTTTCCTACAGGTGGCCTACCTCCATTCGCAAAACTTAATAGACTTCCACCTGTAAAATCAATGTCACCTGAAAATAAGCCTTTAAAGTTATTACCGCCACTTAGTAAGCTGCCTCCTCCTCCTCCTCCAAATATTCCACCTAAAGCTTTTCCAAAAAAATTACCGATTCCAGAGGCTGCACGTTGCATTGCAACTTCTACAAGTTGCCTTTTCAAATTATTTAAAACACCAGTAGCAGCTTCAGCTAAACTTTTTGTCCCCATAACGGCATCAGTTAATCCAGAAACAATTCCATCTTCAATTCCTTGACCTATCTCCATAAATTTTTCTTTAAGCTGATCTGCCTCAGAAGTTGCATTTATCAAATCAGTTGAAAAAGAATTAGCTTGATTATTAATTGAATCCATAAAAATATTAGTTTGACCTAAAGATTCATTAAATAAGTTTGCGTTTGTGAAAGCCGTTGTAAAAGCAAGAGTTGTGCCTTCTGTTTTTTGTTTTATTTTTTCTGATTCTTTTGTTACATCTTCAAGAACTTCTACTTGTTGAAATGATATTTTTTTTAATTTTTCTCTATTAATTATTTGTTTTTCTATAAGTTTTCTTTGCTCATTAAAAAACTTAGTAGCTTCTTTGTCACCCAAAAACCCAATTTTTACATCATCGCCAAATTTTAATTTAGTTAATCTTTCTGCTGTTTTTCTTGCTTCTTGTTCTGCTTCTACGACTCCACTTAATCCAATCTTTCCTATGTTTTGCACTCTTTTTATTAAATTATCTATTTTTTGTACGGCTGATGTTGCTAATGATAAAGCCGTTTTAATTGCTGGCCCTAAAACTTCTCCAACTGTTCTGGCAAGACTTTGAACTGAATCAATAAGTGTTGATAATTTGCCATTTAAAGTTTCTGCTTGTGCTGTTGCACCACCAAAAAATGCTCCTCCTTCATTTGTAAGATTAATAAATGCTTGATTTACAAGGTCTGCTCCAATTTTTCCTTTTCGCATTGCAGACTCAAATTCCTCACCCTGCAAACCTGTTATTCGTTTAAGTTCTGTGGTTATATCAACTCCTCTTTCTAATAACTGTAAATTTTCCTCTTGTTGTAATTTACCTTTAGCTCTTATCTGTCCAAAGGCTGTGGCTATACCAGACAAGTCTGCTCCTGTTGCCCCTGCAATATCAGATAACCTTTTTACACTGTTTGCAAGTTCACCTGTTTCAAATCCAAATGCTTTTAATCTTTTAGATTGCTCTATTAATTCACTACTTGTAAATGGAGTAACAGCACCAAAATCCTGTAATTCTTTTATAATTTTGTTTGTTTCAGAGAGAGAACCAGTAAGAACTTCTAAACTTTTTCTTTGAGTTTCTATTTCAGCAGCATTAATAAAAACAAATCTTGTAGCTGCTATCGTAGCTAATATTTTTAATAACGGCCCAAGGGATCTATTGAGTGTTCTAAATCCACCACTTGCAACTGTTGCTGCTCTTCCTGATTCTCTTATTGATCTATTTGATTTATTTAATCTATTTTTTAATTTATCTGTATTTTTACTTAAATTTTTTGTAGCGTCATTTACTCTTCTTAATGGATTGATAGCATTTTGCGCATCAACTATTAATTTGACTGTTGATTGTGCCACAAATACAAATAACCTTTATTATATATTACCTTGATTTGGCCTTTTGTCGCTGCATTTCTTTTTCATGCCTTTCATTTTTAACTTCATAATAAGCAGCCCAATAAATAAGCTCTTCTTCTGTTACAGCCTTTCTTAATTCAACTAATGTTTTACCTAGTTCTGTTGCGAGAAAAAACTCAAAATTTAACCAGTTATCTCGCCTTATTCGTTTTTTGCTATATCTAAATTAGTTTGAATGTCCATCATGAATAATTCAAGTTCATTTAAAACAGTCTCTGGTAAAAATCTTTTTAGGTTTTCAGCATCAGCCGCAGCAAAAGCCTTAGTTCCATCCTCATTCTCTGCAAGTTGACATAAAAGTTTGGTTGATATTGCTAAAGCCTCATCAGTACCAGCCGAATTTTGTGCTTGAATTCTGTCGTGTCTTGTAAGTGGTGGAAAATATAACTCTTTCAATAGTTCACCATTTGGCTTTTTTAACTCATACTTTCTTCTTGCGGTCATTACATCACTGAAAGCCTCAGTAATGAGATCTACGTTTCTTTTTGTTGCCATGTTTGTGTGGGGTTAGTTATTTAAAATGTACTATATAGCTGAAGTAATAGTACCGCTTGTCTGAAAACTGATGTTTATTATCTGAACTTCTCCAAGTGTTGCTCCATATTCAGCAGAAGTAATTATACCAGCAAAACTAATTTTCTTTGCTGAAGTTGCTGAATCGGGAAACAATTCAAATAATGCGTCAGCGTTATCGCCCGTTGTTAATACATCATCAATAAAGGTTGTATAACCTGCACCTGTCTCTGATGGATTGTAAAGAAGTTCTGCTGAACCTTCACCTTGAATCAAACCACCAATATTTGTTTTAAAAGTATCGCCTTGTTTTGTTGTCTCCATCGTGTCTTTGGTAATAGACAAAGACCATGATCTTGTTTGACCAACGTCAGCTTCAGTACCGCCAGCGTTTTCAAACATGATTTTCCCTACATCACCCTTAATAGCCATAACAAAAAAAAGAAAGATTTATAAATATATTAACCTTTTTTAGGTTTTTTTACATCTTTTTTTAAATTTTCTTGCTTTTCCATATATCGTCTGCAACGACCATCCCAATAAGCAGGGTCACGTCTACCTTTGACAGCTTCAATAGCATCAAGCATTGCCTCTGTTATTTCCATCAAAGATCCTCATATATTTCAAATGTAATTCTAATCTGTGTTTGAAACTTACCTTCTGGACTTGAGCTTAATACTTCAGGCCCGATGGGTGAATCAAAAATAACATTTGAAACTGTAATATTATTGTAGAGGTCGCGCAACCTTTTGCCAATCGTCAAGTTTGACCCTAGCCCAATTCCTTCTTCTGTAAATATATTAATCAAGAGTAAACCAACAACACTATTTGTAGAATTGGCAGATCCACCCATGGTCAAATAGCTTCCAGACCCAAAACTTGTCTGACATTGAACAAAAGTATCTTCTGTTGTTGAATCAAAAGCCATGTTGTTAAATATGACAGGGATGACTGGACTTGATGCCAATTCTGTAGCAAGCCTGCCTTCAATTGTAGATCTAACGGTGTTTAAATCAATTGCTGCCATTATGACCTCCTGAATTCATCTCTAATAAATTGTTCAAGTTGTTTTGCAACAAGTTCTGGATAACCTTTGATTGTTTGTTGTCTTGTTCTATATCTACCACCCCAGCTTGGAGGTAAGTTTGTTCCATAAGCAACAGGTTCTGCATATTCCACGGTTGTAAACACTTCTCCTTGAAATTTACCGATTTTTCTTTGCCAAGACTCGCGAAGTTGACCGCCAGTTCCACGGTCTAACAAAGCTTTTTTAAACGGAACTACTTGACCGTTTGGTAATGTAAAAAAGTTAGGTATAGAATCTAAATTAGGATAGTTATCTAAAGAAAAAACAGGTGTAAATTGTTTTAAATCAGCCTCGGCTTGAAAAGTGGCCTTTCTCACAACCGTTTGTACTTTTTCTTCAAAATGATTGCCGATATCAGTTAAATTTATTTCTCTAGCCATAGTTACCTCAATATAAGATCAAAACTTATTGCTGTATTATTTTGTTCATTTGTCACTACTTGAATAATTTTAAATTCAACACTACTTATAACAACTCTGTCTTTTGTGGTCGGTACAAAGGTCAAATCACCTGCTGATATTGTTAACCTCTTGTCCTGTGATTCAATCAGATCATTTACCTCAGATCTGTTTACATTTGTTAACGCACCTTTGACGGTTGTATCAGATGTGGATTCTGTGATAGCTCCAGTAGTTGTGTTATAACTGCCAGCCGTGACCTGTCTGATAGTCACATCACCTCCAAGTTTGCTTAGAGTTTTTGATGCTGCCTTTTTTAGTGCGTTGGCAAGACTCATAATGAATAAGCTATGACCTGACCACTTGCAAGAGTGATGCTTGTAATGACTCCACAAACTTCAGAAGATGCTTTCATTGTGATGCCATTGATAGTTGAAGAACCATTTTCAGTGATGTTCTCAGCAACAAAAGTTGCCTCCGCATCTGTTAGGCAATGCACCTTTCCAAATCTGCCAGTATGGGCATTTGTATCTGTAATAATGATTGCTGCTGGGTATTCATAGCCGTAGCCCATTTTCATGACCTCTTGATTTGTAAGTTTGCTCTTCCACCTATTCTAATACCCATTAGGTAATGATCAACTATCGGTGGAATCCGATCAATACCAACTGCCCCATAAAATCTAGGGGTTGCATTTATATTACCGATACTTACAGTTGCAAAATCTTCTAGACCACTCAACTCTAACCCGTTCCTATTGTTGTTGAGATATACCGCCAAAATTACCTGTGCATTTTTTACACGATCTGGGATTTCAGTATCAAGGTAATAGTCAGCAACTAATCTATTTGGAAAAGATAAGCCATAAAGGTTGGTGTAAGTATCAGGTTTTCTTACTCCTGATCTAGGCCATTCAAGTGCCTGGGTATCATCTACCCTTGCTCCAAGGAACTTTTCACGATCAATTCTTTGTGCAGCCGTGAACAAAGCACGATTTTTATTGTCGTTGCTTGAACCATCCCATGCAGCAGCATCATCACTGAGGACTAAACCTTCAATAAATGAGTTTGCATCATCGAGTGTTATATAGGTGTTTGCGTTAGCACCACCAACAGTTGCATCAAGAGTTATCGCCATTTAGTTTTTCCTTCTTGGGCTTGGATTTTGGTTTTGGCTTTTCAAGAGTTGGAGTTAATGAAGCTGCCTTTTGAGCAGCCTCATTCCTCGCTCTCATACGCCTAAAAGCGTACATTCCCATTAGCTTGAAGCACCTTTTAGTG